GCTGCAGGATCTGCAGAGCGCCGGATATGATCTCGGCGCAACAGGCTTTGACGCTGCCGAGGTGGATGATCTTTTCTCCAAGGTGCATGACAAGGATGTGCATGACGATGACTGTGAGATTGATCCGGAAACAGTCAACGTATATGTACAGCCCGGTGACATCTGGACGCTGGGCAGGCACCGCATGATGTGCGGGGACAGCACATCGCCGGATGCAGTGGACGCGCTCATGGACGACATCAGGGCCAACCTGGTCGTGACCGATCCTCCCTACAACGTCGCGTATGAGTCCGCAGACGGAAAGAAGATCCAGAACGACAGCATGGCGGACGAGCAATTCTTCGCCTTCCTGCTGGCTGCTTTCCAGAACATGGCGGCTCACATGGCCGAGGGCGGCAGCGCGTACATCTTCCATGCGGATACCGAAGGGCTGAACTTTCGCCGGGCTTTCAAGGAGTCCGGCTTTCATATTTCCGGGGTCTGCATCTGGGTGAAGAACAGCCTGGTGCTGGGCCGCAGTCCATACCAGTGGCAGCATGAGCCCGTACTCTATGGCTGGCTCCCCAACGGGAAGCATAAGTGGTTCGCCGACCGAAAGCAGTCCACCATCTGGAACTTTGATAAGCCCAAGAAGAGCGCTGACCATCCGACCATGAAGCCGATCCCGCTGCTGGCGTATCCGATTAAGAACAGCAGCGCACCGAATGCCGTGGTGATGGATCTGTTCGGCGGCAGCGGCTCCACCCTCATCGCCTGTGAACAGACCGACCGGATCTGCCGGACGATGGAGCTTGATCCGAAGTATGCGACGGTCATTGTCGAACGCTTCCACCTGGAATACCCGGATCAGGAGATCACCGTACTGCGGGACGGCCAGACATTGCCCTACGACAGTATTGCTGAGAGCAAGTAACAGTGCCGCAGAAACACACTTTCCTCAGACAGTATCCAGACACTGTCGCCATAGAAACACACTTTTCAAGAGAAACGGAGGTGAAACCAGATGGCCACCAGAGGAAGAAAGCCCCTGCCCACAGCCCTGAAAGAACTGGAGGGCGACCGTGGCAAGGGCAGACGACCGCTGAACAAGGATGAGCCGACGCCGCCCCAGGACAATGTGAAGTGTCCTGCCTGGCTGATGCCGGAAGCAAAGAAGGAATGGAAGCGTCTGGCTCCCTCCCTGATCGCCATGGGTGTTCTCACCGAACATGACATGGAAGCCTTCGCCGGGTACTGCCAGGCTTACGCCCGGTGGCGAGAAGCTGAAGAATTCCTATCTCAGCACGGCACCATCTTCAAAACGCCCAGCGGCTATGTTCAGCAGGTGCCGCAGGTCAGCATCGCCATGCAGAACCTGAAAATCATGCAGTCCTTCTGCTCGGAGTTTGGCCTGACGCCTGCCAGCCGTGCCCGGCTCTATGCCAACAGCGGCGACAGCGCAGCCAGCGACGACCCGATGGAATCCGTCCTGAAGGGAGGCTGGCAGGATGTTCAGTGAAGCGAAAGCCCGCCGGGTGACGCAGTTCATTGAGTGCCTGAAGCATACCAAGGGAGAATTCCACGGGGAGCCGTTCAAGCTGCTGCCCTGGCAGGAGAAGATCATCTGGGATGTGTTCGGCACTGTCCGGGACGATGATCCATCCATGCGGCAGTACAATACGGCCTACATTGAGATCCCGAAGAAGAACGGGAAGAGTGAGCTCGGCGCTGCCATTGCCCTGAATATGCTCTGCAATGATGATGAGTGGCGGGCGGAGGTTTACTCCTGCGCCAGCGACCGTCAGCAGGCGGCTATCGTGTTTGATGTGGCCGTCGATATGGTGAAGCAGTCCCCGGCACTCAGTAAGCGGATCAAGATCATCCCCAGCACAAAGCGCATGGTGTACCAGCCAACAGGAAGCATTTATCAGGTGCTGTCCAGTGAAGTGGCCACCAAGCACGGCCTGAACGTCAGCGCCTGCATCTTCGACGAGCTGCACACCCAGCCCACCCGCGCTCTGTATGATGTCATGACCCAGGGCAGCGGCGACGCCCGGAAGCAGCCGCTTTGGTTCCTGCTGACAACGGCTGGCACCGACCGGAACAGCATCTGCTGGGAGGTTCATCAAAAAGCCCTGGATATCATCGAAGGCAGGAAGGATGATCCTCGCTTCTACCCTGTGCTCTACGGCCTGCCGGATGACGCCGACTGGACGGATGAGCGCAACTGGTACAAAGCCAACCCCTCTCTGGATCAGACGATCTCCATCGACAAGGTACGGGATGCATTCCGCAAGGCCCAGGAGACGCCCGCTGATGAGAACATGTTCCGTCAGCTGCGCCTGAACCAGTGGGTCAAGCAGAGTATCCGCTGGATGCCCATGGACAAATGGGATGAATGCGGCGGCGCTGTCAATGAGTATGAACTGGAAGGCCGCGCCTGCTACGCCGGGCTTGACCTTTCCAGTACCAGTGACCTTACGGCCATGGTGCTGGTGTTCCCGCCAAGGGATGATGAAGAGCAGTATATTGTGCTGCCGTACTTCTGGCTCCCGGAGGACACCATGCAGCTGCGCGTCCGGCGCGATCATGTGATGTACGACAAATGGGAGCGGCAGGGCTTCATTCATACGACTGAGGGCAACGTAGTGCATTACGGCTTTATCGAGCAGTTCATCACGAAGCTGGGCGAACGGTTCAACATCCGGGAAATTGCCTATGACCGATGGAACGCCACCATGATGGTGCAGACTCTGGAGGATGACGGCTTCAATATGGTGCCCTTCGGACAGGGCTTCCGGGATATGTCGCCTCCGACCAAGGAACTGATGCGCATCGTGCTGGAGCGGAAGCTGAATCACGGCGGGCATCCGGTGCTCCGGTGGAACATGGACAACGCCTTCGTGCGCACCGATCCTGCCGGGAACCTGAAAATCGACAAGGAAAAATCCACAGAGAAGGTGGACGGCGCGGTTGCGCTGGTCATGGCGCTGGACAGGGCCATGAAGAACCAGGGCAGCGAATCTGTCTACGATACCCGTGGACTTTTGATTATCTGACGGAGGTGCGAAATGCCCCAAAAGCCAAGAAGACCCTGCCGCTATCCCGGATGTCCGGGCTTCTGCGAGCAGGGTCAGGTGTTCTGTAAGGATCATATGGAATGGAGCAGCGACAGGCTGCGCGGCGGTGCCGATGCCCGTGGGTACGACAGCCGCTGGCGTAAGGCCCGCGCTCTTTTCCTGAAACAGCATCCGCTGTGCGCCTTCTGCCAGGCAGAGGGCAAGATTGTGCCCGCGACGGTGGTCGATCACATCATCCCGCACCGGGGCGATCAGCGGCTGTTCTGGGATCAGACGAACTGGGAGTCTCTCTGCAAGGGATGCCATGACAAGAAAACGGGCTCCGGCCTATAAGATTGGAGGACAACATGAAGAATCCATTTTCCGGTCTCTTCCGTGCGCGGGACAAGCCCCGCGACAGCGTCAGCGCCGCCCCTGTGTTCTACTTCGGCACCAGCGGCGCAGGCAAATCCGTCACCGCGCAGACAGCCATTCAGCTTTCCACTGTGTATGCCTGTGTCCGGGTAATCTCGGAAACGGTGGCCAGCCTGCCGCTGGGTGTGTATGAAGCGACGGATGACGGCAACCTGAAAGCCGGAGATCATCCGCTATACCATCTGCTTCATGATGAGCCGAATGCAGAAATGACCTCCTTCGTTTTCAGGGAAGTCATGCTGGCACACCTTCTTCTCTACGGAAACAGCTACAGCCAGATCATCCGCAGCGGAAAGAACACGGTGGTCGGCCTGTATCCGCTGCTCCCGGATCACATGGATGTGGATCGGGACAGCAAGGGCAACCTGACGTACACCTATACCACCAGCGACGGCAAGACCGTGGTGATCAAGCCGCAGGACATCCTGCACATCCCCGGTCTGGGCTTCGACGGCATCATCGGCTACAGTCCCATTGCGCTGGAGAAAAACGCCATCGGCCTCGGCATCGCGTCCGAAGAATATGGCAGCAAGTTCTTCTCCAATGGTGCCCGGCCTTCCGGTATCCTGACGCACCCGAACACGGTGAAGAATCCGAAGGCCGTCCGGGAAAGTTGGAACTCAGCCTATGGCGGCTCTTCCAATTCCAACCGTGTGGCGATCCTTGAGGAAGGCATGACCTTCACGCCCCTGAGCATTCCGAACAACGAGGCACAGTTCCTCGAAACGCGGAAGTTCCAGGTAGATGAGATCTGCCGCATCTTCCGGGTG